GAAAGGAACTTGGTGAAAAACCACGACTTTTGCAAAAATCATTACACCGACGGGGGCTGAGTATCAACCAGAATGAAAACTGAATCCAAAAAAGAAACCATAGCACAAGCAGCGGCGAGATTGACGCTTGCTCTCGGTCGAAATGTGACCTCGGACTGCGTTCGTCAATGGCGGAAAAAAGGATTGGACTTGCACGACACTAACGCGCTGATGGCAAAACTTCGGAATCAAAAACGGATGCCAAAAAAGATCAAGCCACCAATCGATGACCAAGATCCCGACGACGACGATTCAAACCAAGATTTCCCCGACATCCTTGCCGACCAAATCCCCGACGAGATCAAGAAGCTGGAAAGCAAACTGATCGCGGCGAAGGATTACGAAGAAGCGCGGACCATTTCCACGCAGCTCACCGGGTTAAAGAACGCATTCCGTCTGCATGTTGAAATGGGTCAATACGTCACCCGCGAATCCCAAGAACGCGAAGGACTTCATGCTGGGCAAGTCATCAAACAAATGATCATGCGGATTCCATCCGAAATTCCACAGGCCTTGGTTGGGTTAGAATACCCAGACGCGGTAAAGAAGTGTGATGACTTCGCCCATTCGATGCTTTTGGAAATGTCCGAACTCGGCAAACTTCTCGATGATAGATCAACGTAACAAATCGCCTTATGTTTGGGGCTTGTCATCGGGACTTAAACCGCCCGACCGCTTACCATTGGCAGAGATGGCGAGTCAGAACGTGTTCTTGTCTGGGTCTCAATACGGTTCCAAATATGATCTCTCGGTCGTGCCGGCGCATGATTTCATTTTCAATTCGTTCAAAGATCCAGCCGTGAAAGAGATCGCGAACGTGGCGCCGACGGGGTTTGGCAAGACGACCATCTTCGAAGTCTGCGGTTCGTATGCGGTCGCGCAAGATCCTGGCGACATGCTCATCCTCGGACAGAACGACAAACTGATCCAAGATTGGATGGAGTCACGATTCTTGAAAGTGCTTCGGAAATCACCTTGGACCAGAGACTTCATCCCGACTGGGGCGCAGCGCAACGACACGAAAAAGACGCAGATCATTTTCAAGCACATGAGCCTTTTCACGGGTGGAGCCAACGAAGCGAACACGCAAGAGAAGTCGATGAGGTATTGCTTCGGTGATGAGCCTTGGAAATGGAAACACGGAATGATCGGCGAGTTCTTGAGACGTCACCATAACCGACTCAACCGCAAGATGCTTTTACAATCCCAAGGTGGAGACGAAGGAACGGAATGGGAAGAGTTTGCGAGAAATGGCAAGTGGCATGACGGCCATCATCTCTGCCCTGAGTGCAAACAATTTCAGCCAGTGTCGATGAAGATGCTGAAATATGAAAAAACCAAGGACGGGAATGGGGAATATGATTGGGTCAAAATCAATCAATCAGTCAGACTTGTTTGTCCGACTTGTGAAACCGAGTTCGAAGATTCCGACGGCAACCGCAGGAAGTGGGCGAAGTGCATGCCGGTATGGAATGGCAACGCTCACTTTCCAGATCGCATCACCTACTCATGGACATTCCTCACTGTATGGACAAAGACATGGTCCGAGATTGTCAAACTCTGGATCACGGCGAATGACTCGGTGAAGAACGGAAACTACGAACCGCTCAAGCAATTCATCAACAAAGAGATGGGTCAATTCTGGGAGCAACCCAAAGACACGCCCAACCTCGACACCCGCCATGATCCTTATTTGAAATCGGCTTACAACAACGGGGAGAAGTGGGAGAACGAACATGCCAGGTTCATGTCTATTGACGTTCAGAAGCAAGGATTCTGGGTGACGATCCGCTGCTGGAGAATTGGCGAGACGAAATCCAGATTGCTTTGGGAGGGGAAAGTTGACACTTACCAAACACTGTTTGAATTACAATCTCGCTTTAGTTTGGAAAACCGCGATGTGTTTGTCGATGGTCGGTATGGGATCGACGAGGTTGTGCGGCAGATTTACATTCATTGTGGCAATTCAGTTGAAAACCATTGGAATATCTTGATTGGTCAGGATAATTCAAAGGGCTATGCTTTTGACGTTGGGACATCAAAGCGTCCCCGAAAGGTTTGGAAGATCTATTCAAAGTTTCAACGCGGGGTGACGAGCCGAGGTCAGCAATATCGCACGATCAGCTTTTCAAACTTACGAGCTAAAGACGCATTGGCTGGATTGATTGAAATTGGCGATGGTGCGTTCGGTGTGCCAGTCGATGCTTCGCCCAACTACATTTCACAAATGCAATCGGAATCCAAACGCGAGATGAAACCGGGTGTTTGGAAGTGGGACAAGATCAAATCTCATTACCATAACCACATGTGGGACACTGAGGTCATGGGCATTGTTGCTTGTGCGATTCGGGGAGTTCTCAAGATTGAGTTAGTCGATGAATGACATGGATTGAAACGCACGCTTTTTAAATGGCGCGACCTTCCAACTCTTTTTTGAAAGCATTGATCCGATACGGGAATGCGTCTGCGGGGAACCTGACCAACCTTCAAACATGGCAAACAGAAGCCATTGTTGAAATCGCAGCGCAAAAGGGTGGCGATTTAGTCAGCGGATCAACCAACGGAAGCGCGTTCACCAAGATGACATCAATGACCAACTATGAATGGGTTGAAGTGCTAGGTGAAGTTTTAGAACATATTGACAGAGGCACACTGCCACAATCACGAACCATCGCTCGCCTCTTTTAAGTTATGCCAATCCTTGATTCATACGGAAACCCAGTGACTAGCGGCAGCGGCGGAAGATTTGCCAACGCAGCGACTCGCTATGACAGATCACAACCAGTTGAGCCTCTTTTCACGCAGGACTTCGACGCGCTTGTTCCCGATTGGGATCGCAAGACTTTGGTTTCTGGATCTCGGAAAATGTTTCAAAACTTTCCGCCAGCAGAAGGAGCGATCACGCAGAAAGCTGACAACGTAGTCGGCAGAGCATGGGACGCAAAGTTCAACGGCGAAGATAAGGAATGGGGCAAGCTCGCAGCCGATTGGCTGAATCTTCAATGGTATGGAATGTGCGACATCAAAGGAAACGACTTCAAATCCTTGATCTGGCTGGATTGCGTTGCTCTGGATCGCGACGGGGATTTCTTAACTGTATTCGAACCGACCGAAAGCGGATGGCCCATGACTCGCCGCATCCCAGCAAACCGCATCGGTCAAAGATCGTCATTCGACGACAAGATTTTAGTGGGTGCATACAAAGGAGCGAAGATGAGGCACGGGGTCATCATTGATCGTCGCGGCGTTCCTTTAGCCTATAACATCCTCGGCGACACACCCGAAGAGGATATTCAAATCAACGCGGTCGATTGCGTGTTTTCAAGTGATCCAAACTGGCACGACCAAACTCGCGGACTGCCAAGCCTTTCGGGAGCATTGAAATTTGTGAGATCATCTTTGCTCTCCCACGAATGGGAGCAGATGGCGCAGCTCATGGTCTCATCGATCGGATTGGTTGAATACAACGAAACTGGCGGACCGGACATCGACGACCCCGGCTATACAAGCCCGACCGATTCCACAACGACTCCGACAACCGAGCTTTTACAGAACGGCACGATTCGCTATTTCCGCAGCAATTCAGGCGGCAAGATCGAGCAGGTCAAACATGATCGCCCTGGCGACATGTGGGATCGCTTCCAAGATCGCGTGATTCGGATGATGTGTAAATCGTTGAAGTGGCCGTATGAGCTGGCATGGAAAGCCAACGAGATCAACGCAGCACTTGTCCGCTCGATCCAAGATCAAGCGCGGATGAGCGTCGAGGATCGCCAAGACACCTTGAAGGTTGGCGCCATTCGTCAGGTTCGCTGGGCAATTGCAAAAGCCATCAAAGAAGGAATCCTTCCACAACCTAAGAATCAAAGCGATTGGTGGAAGTGGGATTTCATCATGCCACGCAAGTTCAGCATTGATGCTGGCAGAGACGCAGCACAACGCCGCGAAGATTTCAAGATCGGGTTTAAGAACCGCGGTCAGATCATCACCGAAGAAGGTGGCAACGAAGAGGTCATGGAAGATGACCGCATCGAAGCCGTGTTCCGTTATGAGAAGAAGATCCGTGAACGTGAGCAACTGGAGGGATTCACCGTGGATCGTCGCAAGTTTGAAATGATGACACCGAATGAAATCCCGATTGCGGCGCCATCGAGCGAAGATGAAAACATCGATCAGGAAAACACACCCAAAAAAGAAGAAGAATGAAAACCATTTTAATCGAAAACAAGAGCGGAAAAGTAAAGCTCAACGAAGTAGTCACCCGTGAATCCATCGGCAAAATGATTGATGAGATCGGCAAGCTATTCGGCGCAACCGCATCAGCATCAGGTGCAGACTTTGGAGAGATCATGAACGCAGCGGAAAACGCAGTGGATGTTCTTGAGATCGAGATCAATTCCCCGGGTGGCAGCGTGTTCGATGGCTACACAGTATATCATGAGATTCAAAGCCTCAAGGATCGCGGCGTTGTGGTCAACGCAACCATCACCGGCATGGCGGCATCGATGGCGTCGGTCATCTGCATGGCATGCGATAAAGTCTCAATCGTCCCGCATGGCCGCATGATGATCCATGACGCATCCAGCGGATTCTCTGGCAATGCTGAACAGATGAGAAAACAAGCCGACCTTCTTGATGGGATCAGCGCAGACATTGCCAACATCTACTCAGCTCGGACCGGCAAGGAAGTCGCCGAGATCCGCGCCATGATGAAAAAGGAAACTTGGATGGACTCAAAAACCACAGTTGAGAACGGATTCGCCGATGAAGTTGTCAGCAAAGCAAACGCCTTGGTTGAAATCACTCTCAATACAGATACGCAAAATTCAAACTCAGAAACTGACATGATCTTCCTCACCAACAAAGCCGCAGTCGAGAAAATCTCTGGACTGGAAGCACGGACCGCAGAATTGGAAGCCGAAATCTCCGCACACGCTGCCGAGGTCGAAGCTCTCAAGGCTGAACAAGTAACCGCATCCGAAGCAATCGCAGAGCGTGACGAGAAGATCGTCGCTCTTTCCGCCGAGCTTTCCGAAAAGGTTTCAGCCATCTCCGCTGAACTTGCCGAAAAAGCCGAAGCAATCGCCGCTGCTGAATTGGTAATTCAAGACCAAGAAGCAATCATCGAAACTGCCAACGAAAAACTTGCTTCATTCGATGAAGAAGTCGCGAGCAAAGCCCAACTCCAGATTGCATCACTTGGATTTACTGGATCAATTCCAGAAGCATCCAGCGAAGTTGGAGCTACTCTCTCGACCCGCGAACAGATCAACGCAATTCCAGATGCGAAAAAGCGCCAGGAGGCGCGATTGAAAAACTGGAAAAACCTCTAATCTCCTAACCTCTAATAAAAAAATATCATGGCTAACACCTTTGACTCAGCATTAGTGACGGACAGCCTTCGCGACGTAGCGATCACTGTCCTTCAATCCCGCCTTGCTCCGCTTAACGCGTTTTCGCAAGACTTCTCCGCCGATCCTCTCAAGCCTCGCGCCACTGTTCAAGTGCCGATCGCAACAGCCGGCGGAACCACTCAAACCAACGCAACCAACTTTGAAAGCGGCGACAGCACGCTCGACAACGTAGCCGTTTCGGTTTCTCAGTATTCCAACAGCTTTCACCTGACTAACGATCAAATCAACGGCGGTCATCGCCTTGAGAAAATCGCCAAGATCAACCTTCATCAGCTTGCCAACAAAATCATCGATGTGGCTTTGGCTCCTGTCACCGCAGCTAACTTCGGTGCAGCAACCATCGACGTTGACACCGCTGGCGACGTTACCGCAACCAGCCTGAAAACATTGTGGGCAGCCATTAAAGATGGCGATTCCCGCAACCTGATCGTTGATGGCAGCATCTACGCTCAATTCCTCCCAGCTAACTTGGACGCATTCCAACTTGCATCTGGTGGCAAGAACGTCGGCATGTATGGTTTCGACTTCTTCTCCTACAACAACCGTTGGGATGGCGCAGAAGCAACCGTCAAAGGCTTTGCTTGCTCTCCTCAAGCGATTGCAGTTGCATCGGGTCTTCCTTCTAACGACATCGCTGGAAGCGATATGATGGCAGTTGAGAACATCGAGATCCCTGATCTTGGTCTCACGGTCCAAATGAACATGTGGGTTTCTCGCGCAACTCGCGCCGTCTGGGCATCTTACGATGTCATGTTCGGTGCTGCAAAAGGCGATCCAAACGCACTCAAAATCATCAAACTCACTCCTTAATCTGAATGAGCTTAATGGTTAAAAACGGCGGCGAAATGAAAGCTGCGGAGACAACCTCCGCAGCCCGCCAAATCGCTGTCGAACTTGCCAACAAGTCTGGGGGAAAATCTTACATCTACCGGTTACCAAGCGTGATCGAAGAGGTGATCTATCCTAAGAAAAAGGAACCCGTAAAAGACTCTGCGCAAAAACCGATTAAGCCCAAAGGAAAGAAGAAATAATTTTCTCTGGTTCGTTGTTCATAGTGAAGCCAGCTGCTCGAAAGGGTGGCTGGCTTTTTCTATGTGTTGAAACCAGCCAAATTATATGAGCATCGCCGCATTCGTCAAAACCGCTTTCAACTCGTCACTCACCACGCTTTCCGCTGAGGACGTGACCATCGGCGCGCAGACGAAAAAGGGAGTCATTGAGGACATTGGAACCGAGCTAATGTTGGGTGAGGGTGGCGATGAGGTCCGCCGAGGTCTCCGCATCACTTTTCCCGGTGCAGCGTTCACCACCACCCCAGCTCGACGTGCAACTGTGACTTGCCGATCTCTGACATGGCAGATCACTCGCGTCGATAACGGCCCCGGATCACTCACCATCGAAGTGGAAGAACCAGAAGCAAGAGGACGATGAACATCAACCTAAGAGCCGACGAGCGATCCATGCGCGAACTCAATCTTGCGTTGAATCGACTTGCAGAAAGCACAGGCAAGACGCTCAAAGAAGTACTACCTTCACAGATGCGCTTGCTCGCCACTGATCTTGCGTACGTCACATATCCCAAAGGGAAGGGATCAGGTGACAACGCGGACCACATGAAGAAGATCAGATCGAGGATCGCGCAGGTTTATCCAAGCATTCAAGTCATTTATACGCTGCTGAGATACAAAGATTCGAAAATGACCAAGCCGTTCGCTTTTGCATTCAATAACAAAGCTTATCAAAAGGCGCGGCAAATACTCGATCAGCACCTCCCAAACATGCACATCTCAATCGGCACGTTCGACGGAGGCAAGCTTCATAAGGAACAATCCGAACAAAAGAACGTCAGCCGTCGGTTGCTTGTCACTAGTTATTCCCGCGTCGAAGCTTACGCAAACAAAACCGTTCGAAAGTCTGGATTTGCAAAAGGAGGATTCGCCACCGCAGCTCGGCAACTCGGCGGAGTTCGTGGCATACCCGGCTGGGCAACTCGTCAGAAAGCGCCAGGCACGGGAACGGTGACAGGTGATGGCAGAACACTAACCGTCACGATGACCAACCTTGTCAACTATCTTGGCGCAGGCGCGCTGAAAAAAGGGGATGAGTCAATCGCCGTCAGTAATCGCCAGAAAAACGTGACCACTCTACTGGATCGAATCCAGACCAACAAAATCAAAAAACTAATGAGACGATGAGTAATTTATCCCTACACCGCAAAGTTGAAAAAGCCCTGACCGCTTATCTCCAGACGATCATCACAACTGGCATCACGATCTATCCCGGACACGACAAGGCATCGGTCGTTAGTGTCCCGCACATCATCGTTTATTCTGAGGATTGCGTTCCACATCCAGACATGCCGACCTTCACCGGCATCCGCATTGTCACCACTCGATTCCAGATTCGTGTTGATTCCGAAGTCGCTAGTGCCAGAACGTCACTTGATACCTGGAGAAAAACTATCGAGGACACGCTAGGATCTGTCCCAACGATATTGGCAGCGCTTAATCCACCCGCACAAGGACAAGACAACCGCACTATCACCGACCTTTATTTCTACGACATCATAGCCGGGACTGAGCCAACAGAGTTCGACCGAGCCGACTGGGTTGAGGATGTCGTTGTTGGCGTTGTCTGCCAGCCACTGGATTCACGATCCGCCTAGTTGAAATCCAGCGTCTTGTATGGACGCAGTCTATTTTCACCCAGCAGGTCACAAGCATCACTTTCGCAACGTGGAGCCTAAAGACGGCAAAGCAGATCTTCACGACGACGATGGAAAACTCGTTTTCAAAGATGTGCCTGTATCAGCCGAACCGAAGGACGGTTGTGTCGTGATCGATGGTTATCAACCCGCAAAAGTCTCCAAATCTAAACAATAAAAAATTATGGCACTCACCACTAAAGGCACAGCTCACTTATACGGAATCGTCGGCGGCGTAGCTATCGTCGCCAACGCAACCGTCATCTCTTGGTCGCTCAATTCTTCGAACAAGAACGTCGCAGAAACTGCAAACGAAATCGGCAACGAGATCGAGCGCAGATATGATGACCTTCACGCAGAAGGCACATTGACCATCCGTCCCCGTTCTGGATTCACTGCTCTCGTTCCCGGTGCCAACTACACCTACAACAGCGTCGCATTCGAAATCATTTCAGAAGGTCGCGAAGAGCAAAACCAAGGTTTTGTCACTCTGACCTACGCAATCAAAAAATCCGAATACGTAAGCTACGCTTAACCAAGTGGATGATCGATTCTATCACTCGTATCTTGCTCCAGAAGTAAAGGTTTGTGGCCGCAATCTGCAAACCTTCACTCTCTGGCATCATCTAGTCTTATCGTCGATCAATTCACCTGTCGCACTTGGCGGACCAAACATCAGCATTCCCGATCTGCTTCTGGCGGTTCGGGTTTGTGGCTTGAAATATGGTGAGCAACAAATCAAGCCGACGATCAAAGACGTATTCTGGCGCCTAAAGCTAACTCGCAACAAAAAGAGATTCAGGGAAGAGGCATCAAAGTTCTATGCTTGGATGTCGATGCAATGCAGCCCACCGCGATTCTATCGAGGAGGAAACACCGGGGGCGTCACCAAAGGAATCGAAAGCGGTCCGCGCTGCCTTGGTCTCGCTTGCTCTCTCATGTATCGTGGCGGCGTCAATGAGCATGACGCGTGGAATAGTTCGCTCGGTAAAGCTCTTTGGATGGATGTTCAATTCGCCCAGCTTGAGGGCATCCAACTCCGATTCTTGGACGACGCGGATCTCGACGATTCCGAAATCGATCTCTCAGAACTCACCGACGAAGAGGCAATGGAAATTTTCAAAGCAGATCTTCCAGAGGAATTTGTCCAAGGCTCATTCGATCACTGGAAAACGAACATTAAAGGAAAGGCAAACTCGATATGATGAAATGGGTATTTGGAGCAGACACGACACCATTCCGCAAAGGGCTGGATGACATGCGCACACAGACCAAGGCTTTTGCTGGCAGCGTGAAAGGAATGCTTGCCGGCGCGATTGGCGTTGGAACTATTCTCACAGGACTTAAAACTGTTGTTGAGTATTTCAGCCGCATCTCAGATCTCGCGACTCGCTTTGGTGAATCCGCTGAATCGATCCAGCGCGTAGGGGCCGCCGCCCAACAAGCCGGCTCTGATCTGGAAGGAGTTGCCAAGGCGATGACAATCGTCACAAAAAACGCCAACACAGCAGCATCACAGGGCGGATCTATGGCTGAAGCATTCGCGGCCCTCGGCATCGATGTTTCTAGCTTCGTGAACATGCCGATCGAAGACAAACTTCTCACCCTCGCAAAAGCGATGGATAACGGCAAAGGCAGCGGACAAAACCTCGCGCAGATGATGCAGGTCCTTGGTAAATCTGGCGCTGAAATGATACCTCTTTTATCTCAGGGATTTGAAGAGCTTCAAGAGCAGATGAAGAACACCAGCGTTCTTTCAGAATCAACAGTTGCTACCATCGAGCAATTCGGTGATGGCATGGATGATTTGAAGCAAAAATCAATGGTGCTTGGTGGATATATTTTCCAGTTCTTTGATATGTTAGGAAAAGGAATTGGCGCATTGCTCAATTTCAGCATTCGCGGATGGATGGAGGCATTTTCCCTGTTAGCCGATAGCTCAATGGAAAGCGCTTCAATTATGAAAAAACTTTTTACTGGCGATTTTCAAGGAGCAGCACAAGGAATCAACAATCTAAAAAAGAATTTTAAAACCTCATTCGATCAGATTGTTGAGAACGCTTATGGTTTTGTGTCAGATTTGGACTACGCGCTGGCTGGCGGCAAGACTGGGGAAAAGGGATCATCTGCCGATGTTGAAATGCTTGCTGAAATGGCGCAGCAAGAGGAAGAGCGTTCCAAAATTGCAGAAAAAACAGAAGAAGACAGAAAGAAACTCGCAGAGGAAATCGCAAAACTCAAAGAGGACGCAGCTTTCAATGAACTCAAACTCGCCGAGAAAATCCTCGCTTTGGAAACAAAAAGCGAAGAGATGCGCAAAAAGGCTTACAAGACAGTCGGCAACCAATCCTTAGAGGCTCAAAAGGAAATGCTTGAAACTGAGAAGGAGCTAAAAAAACTTCGCGAGGATCAAGAAAAAACTCAAGAGACAGCAAATAAAAAAGCCAAAGACCTTGCAGAAAAAGCCAAGGAGAAGGAAGCAAAGAAAACGGAAGAACTCGCCGAACTACGCAAGGATGAGGAAAAGCAGATCCGTGACGTTAAATTTGAAGGACTCAAGACAGATGAGGAAAAGGTCGCGATGCTCGCAAAAGAGCAGTCAGACCTTTTGAAAAAAGCCCAGAAAGCAAAAACCGAAGAGGACAAGATCAACCTTCGAATGGAGGCTCGTGACAAGGGATCAGAGATTGCTGGCATTTTGGCGGACCAAAAAGAAAACGTCCTCCCAACACTTTCGACAAGCTCACTCGCATCTATCGGTGGTGGCGGCAGCGCAAACATCCTCGCAGCAGGAACTCAGAAAATCGACCGTCAAATCTCCCTCCTTGAAGTTATCGCTCGCAACACTGCACGCGCAGAAGGTGGCGGCATAAAAATCCCTGACCCAATCTAAATCATGGCAATCAAAATCAAAGGCAGTCTCGGCAGTAGTTACGCTATCCAACCGGGTTTCTCACTCACTGAAAAAAACGATGGCACGATCGAGGGTCAGGTTGTTTTCATTTGTGACAGCAGTGGGCTTAGTAACCTCCCACAAATGGGCAGCGCACACCCAACGGATTATCGCTGCGAACTCTACAACCGCGAGATCACCTATCTGACTCTGGATCGTATCCAGATGACGGGTTCTTATTTCGGACTCGTTGCAAACACAACCGAGGCAATCATCAGTTACACCCCGAACACAAACCAAGAACCGATCACATCTCATCCGCAATTTGAATCGTTTGCAGGGACATCTGAAAATCCATCCAACGGTGCGACCTTTGACGAGGACACTGGGGAATTCCTTGGATTCTTCGATCCAGCCATAAAAAACCTTTTTGGCGTGATGTATTACCTCACACCTGCCACTTTACTTTCTAGGACTTATTGGACGAAGACTGTGCCATTGCTCAACAAGAGGATGAAGCGCATCACCACAATTCCGGGGTTTAGGAAACCATCCGATTGCAAGGAGTTCTTGATTCTCGATTATCCATACCGGCAAATCGGGAACTTTTACCAAGTCACCGAGCAGATCATGGGCAGCGGCCCGAACGGATTCTCAACCATTCTCTATCCTTAAACCATGAACCCGCACCGCAAAGGCAACGCATTCCCTCAAGCTGGCGTCCCCGGTGATCCTCGCTTGCTCGATCAACTCCATCGCCAGATGGTTCGCGGTCCGAACATGCAGATCACCCACACCCACAGCGGGACATTGATCAATCTTCAAAAAAATAAAACTGTAACCATCCCACCCATCCCAACTCACCCGTGGAAATGTATAGCTAATGGAGGCAATACGATTACGGTATTGAGCGGAAATATGTGGACTTATCGCAACAATGGCACGGGCTACGCTGGCGATCCTCTTAATTATACCGCTTTCCCATTAGAGTTTGATGGGGTTGATGATTTAACAATTACAGCTACGGGTTACGTGTATGCTCTTTGTGACATTGCACAAATATTAGTTTTGAATGATACAGGCGCATCTGGTATTCCATTTTGGAGCGAAAGAGATGGTTTTAGCGGAACTCCAGAAGTTATTTTTTCGACTGATGCACCATCAGTTTATTCCCCCCAAAATAATACCCCAACCGCCCGTAATTTCGCCATACCATTGGCAAGCGTTGGTTGGGACTCAGTAGAAAACATTGCTTCTGTATTAAAACAATACATAGTTGATGATATATGGCCAGTTGGCGGAAGTGCCACTTACGAGCCTACTCCTTGATATTTATCTCGTTGATGGACAATAAGATCAAAGTTGAAACGCTCGTCTTTGTATGGCGGCGCGTTCCTTAGATCTAATCATTAACACCCAGACGGGACAGCTCCTATCGGGTTTCAACTCCACAACCCAGAACGGAAACACACCGAGCTTCGTATTCGGCGACCTGACTCCGATCACTTGCCGACTTGTTCAGCCGAGCGGATCTGCTGAAAGACCTTGGGCAGACATTGATCTGACCAACCAAGAAGTTCACGTTGCAATCGGCACTCCTGGCAGTTACCCGACCGCTGGCACATTCACACTGACCTATGGCGCGAACACCACAACCGCTCTGGCTTTCGATGCTTCTGCTGCCACAGTCTCGGCAGCTCTAAATCTTCTTGCCAGTATCATCTCAGCAGGTGGCGTCTCCGTGACATCCGCAGCAGGTGGATCTTATCGCATCGTGTTCACCGCTGTTGGAGTTCGGACGGCAATCACCACGAACAGCACAGCACTATACCCGACATCGACCTCATTCATCGCCGTCGCTCAAACAGGATCGGCGTCCGTGCAGGAAGTCGTCGTGATCCGCATGGAGACCCAACCAGCGGCTTATGTCGAGTTGACCGATGATCTGCCCGTTGCAGCCGCCGCCGTCACCACCGTTCGGGCTGGATCGGTTGGGGTTTCTGAAATCCAGAAATTGACCTTCGATCCGATTCCTTACGATGGCGTTTATACTCTCGCCTATGATGGCGAAGAGACCACCGACCTCGCTTGGGATTCAACAGCGGAGGAAATCCAAGCTGCCTTGATCGCGCTGACCGATGTGGACACAACCGGCATCAGTGTCACGGGTTCATTCCCGACCTTCACCATCACCTTCCTTTCGACTTATGCCAACGTGTCGCTGCTAACTGTGGCGGCTGATTCTCTGATCGTTCCAACAGGAAAAAAAGGTTCGATCTCACTCAATACCACAGGCGTCGTTGAGATTCTCTCAGGAGCAACCCGCGCCGACGTCACCATCGAAGTTCAAGTTGTCGATACAGTTACAGGTGACACATGGACCACGCTCCAATCCCCAGCGATCCTGCGCGAAGATATCATCAGCAATTCTCCAGCCTCCCAGACCGCTGGCCCTGTCTACATTCTCGAATCGGTCGCTGAGGCAAGATACGTTCGATATGACGCAGCGCAAACGCTGACCGCACCGAACAAGTTGCAAGCCGTGACCAATCTTGGTTTCACCACGGCAAAAGCAACTCCAGTTGACGCTGACAAGGTGGCTATCCTCGACTCGGCAGCATCAGACGCACCCAAGCACTCAACGCTGACGGCGATCTGGACGTGGATACAAAGCAAGTTCGCAGGCGCATCGAGCAAGACAACACCGATTGATGCCGATTCGTTTAACATCGTTGATTCAGCCGATTCTAACGCAGCCAAGCGCGTTACGGGGACAAATCTCAAGGCGTTTCTCAAAACCTACCTAGATACGCTCTACGTGGCTTTGACGGGCAACCAGACAGTAGCTGGCAACAAGACGTTTAGTGGAGATTTAAGTGTTAGTAGCGACTTACTAACTGGCAGCACTACGAAAATATATCGCGGCGGAAGTCGATTTTATCACGAAACAGGGTCTGCAAGTATGTTTCTTGGAACAAATTCTGGATCTCTTACCACAACAGGAACATCTAATTTCGCAGTAGGAACTAACACTTTAAGCATTGTTTCGACTGGATCTAGAAACGTAGCTCTCGGTCAATACGCTGGCGGAACGATCACAACTGGCTCTCGAAATATGCTGATTGGAGATGCAACAGGTTATCCAATACAAGTTGGCAGCGATAACATAGGAATTGGATACAACTCGCTGAGAAATATCACCGATAGTGCAGGATTCACCCAAAACATAGGGATTGGAAGTAATACTTTAGGCAATGATACTGGCAGCGGTAACACCAGTATTGGCGGAGAATCTGGAGTATCCATCACATCTGGAACAAATAACACAATCATTGGGTATTTTGCTGGAAGATCGTCACTTGCAACAGCAACCAACTCGACTGCGATTGGTTACAAATCAAATTTTTCAGCATCTAATACGATAGCACTAGGCGGCACTGGTGTCGATGCTGCTAAGGTTACTATCGGAGGCACAAGCGCGGCCGAAGCTCTCGATGTGACTGGAAGCGCAAAAGTTAGCGGAACTCTTACAGTTGGCGGAACGAATACATGGAACGGCAGCACGATAGCAGGAGCGCAAGCATTTTCGTCCACAACCCGACCTACAAGCAGCGGAACTGGAACGCCTGCGAGTAATAGCTTGATAACCGCAAGTGATAAACTATCAGATGACTTTTACGGCATTGGTAAGATTTACTCTCCAATCTATCAATCGAGAAATTCAGCAAATTCAGGGGCTGGTTCATCAGTAACACAATCATCTGGCTTAAGAGTTAATGCAGGAACAACTAATGCAGGATACGCACACCAAACTATTTCATACGAACCAATCGGCGGGGCTTATTATATCAGATATGACAGGCGTTGCGGCGTATCTGTAAATCTTCAATATTTTAAGACAACCGTATCCGACCCTCTAGGAGTGGTTAGGTTATTTTATGGATGGGGATATACATATCCTAATGCTGACTCAAACGCATTAACAGCAAAAGGCTTCGGAATGGAAATAACAAGTAACGGAACTAATCATGTTTTCCGAGTATTTGCACACGATGGCAGCACGTTCTCTGCTAGTTCTTGGGTTAGTTTTGGAGATGGAAACGCCAGTTTATACAATCGCATGGTAAGCGTTGAAACTGATGGATCAGGCAATATAACAGGCTACATAAGCCAAGAAAACGGCGCGGCTTCTTTTTATACAGCAACTCTATCAACAAGTTTGAGCGGAACAGCCTCAGGTGCAAATGCCGCAGTCGCGCTGGTTGCTGTAAATAATGCGTCAGGGAGTCCAACGGGATTCATAACGCAAATATCAGATGCTAAGATAATGCAATTTTAATACAAAACTATGATACCAAAACTCACAACAATCGATCAAGTAACAATCCAAGGGGCTGAAGCAGCTCATCATTTAGCAGTCACGCTCAAAGCGGGATGGGAGCAGGTATGGAATCGCGCACCTGAGATCGTCGCAGCCGAGCTTAACTCCGACCTTGTAAAGTCAGGCGCAATCTTCCAACTCAACGCACAGATAGCAACAGCAATCAATGCTATCCTCGATCTAGTCAATGATGATCGTTTTACCGTCAGAGTTCCAATCACCATGCCGAGCGGCTGGGAATTAGGGCAGGCTGGGTTTGTCTATACAGCCCCGCCTATTCCAGACATAACTGACAATCCGCCAGCACCGCAACCATGATCGATCCAGACGATGAAACCAATGTATCCATACCGACCACCGCAATCAGACTCAATGATTTCCCTATCGATCGCGCTTGTAATACTCGCTATTTTAATCATCTTCTATAACTTCCAATAAGCCATGCACGAACATTCCCACCTTTACAATCTAGTCAACGGCGCCATAGGAACTGTCGGATCCCTACTCGGCGTCATCAGCACGTTCCAAGAGCAACTCGAATTTAGCGTCCGGATTACTGGCGGACTGATCGGTATCGCGATCGGGCTGGTGACGCTCTACAATTTCGCAAGGAAACGGAAGTGATGAACAAGAGAGCGATCATATCGTTCTCCGGCTTCCAAGAGTCCGAGGACAACCGCAACGGCTTCGAGGACGGATTCTTCCGCGTCGTCTCCTCCTTCGCAAAGCCGGGCGAGATCTACGTCTACGCACCGCGGACTTGGAAGTCGAACGTCAAAGCTCTTGCCGATCAACTCCGCAGGCAGCGGCTGAGCAGCGTCGCAGTCCTCAGCTACTCGCACGGGCAAGCAGCGACCACGGCCTTCGCTCGCTACGCATACGAGATCGGACTCGACATCGATCTATGGATCGCCTGTGACCCAGTCTATCGTCCTACATGGCTGCCTCGCTGCACGCTCGCACAAGCCGTCTCAGTCCGCGCCATGCTCAAGCGCGGCACCATCAAGATCCCGAAGGGGATCGCTCGGACCGTCTACGTCCGCCAAGAGCGCGATCGACCCAACGGTCACGACCTCGTCCCAACCTCGCCGGCGCAGATCGTCGAGCTGGCTGGCGTCTTTCACACCTACGGTCACAGCGAGATCGACGAGTCGCCAGAGTTCTGGCAGGTCGTCAAGGACGAGCTGAGCATCTGGGCGAACCCACCGAAGGCAATCTTGATACCAGAATGAAAACTTTATTACTTTTATTGATCCTCCTCCTGCCGAGCTGCAACCTGACCGTGGATCCAGACGGCACTCGCAACTGGTCTTTCAGCGGAGAAGCAGCCAAGGCGATCGTCGTCTACGCAACCAAGTAATCCATGACACCAAACTCTAAGCCAAAAGCCAGCCGTCAGCGTATAGAAGTCGCTGCGCTGAGAAAATGGAAGGAATCCGGACGAAAAGCTGAGGAGTTCCCGACGACCTATATCTTTGCCAGTCGCGCCTACTATCGAGACACGATGGGCAAGCCTGGCGTCAACGACACCGGCATCTACGATGACGCGATCTTCATCGTCACCCCCGACCATTTCAGCGCGTGGAACGCCAACACGGATCCGAGCCGCTACGGATGGAACGCAGCCGCTGGGAAGTTCATGGCACGACTCAAGCCGGGCATCTGGTCATTCCGCAGGCTCAAGCACAAGATGAACTCGCCGCGCGGCTACATGGCGTTCGGGCAAGGATCGGCACCTGTCACGGTCGAGCGGATCAAGCAGGACGGCAGCGTAGCTGTAACCGAGACAGGAGTCTTCGGCATCAACCTGCATCGAGGCGGCAACATCGGCACCTCATCCGAGGGCTGCCAGACGATCCCACCATCGCAATGGATCGACTTCGACAAGACCCTTGCCGAGATCATCGGCGACCGCCGGATCGAATACATCCTCACCGATGAAGCAGTCGCCTAGCGCCAATCAAAAGCCATGAAACGAACCTTCAAGATCCCAACTTCATTATCGATAGCTGGTCAGAAGATCAAAATCGTAGTCAGACAGTTCGATGGCGAACTCTACGGCCAGTTTCATTTCGACAAAAAGACCATAGATCTTGACGTCAAAGTCGCCGCGAACAAAAAGCTATTCATCGAGACGATGAGGCATGAGATCTTCGAGGCTTGTCTTTTGTTGAGCGGAGTCGGCTGGGGCAAGAAATACCAACAGGAGCAGATCGTGAGATGTAAGGACGAGATCTATCAACCGGCTATCAATCGGCTCGAGAAAAAAATCAAAAGACTTAATCCAATATGATCTTCAAGAAATTCATCGTCGCTGCTGACAATCATGGGAGCTTAATTCATCGGGAATCATTGAGGATTCTGTTGAAATTCAAAGCCGACTGGAAACCTCACTACACCATCCACCTCGGCGACAACTGGGATTTTGCACCGCTCCGAGGAGGCGCCAGCCCAGATGAAAAAGCCGGTGGATTGTCTGAGGACTTCGCCGCTGGGATCGCTTTTCTGGATGACTTTAAGCCAAACTACCTAACACTTGGCAATCACGACGATCGAATTTTTCAGATGGCTCAAACAACTACCAACGGCGTCCTGCGAGAACATTGCCAGGGACTTGCCGAAGCCGCAGAGCGACAGTTCGATAAGCGCAAGATCAAGTGGATCCATTACAAGGTCGGCAACTACCTGCGCTTACCAGAGGGCGGACCGAAGTTCATCCACGGATTTCACAGCGGAGTCAATCCAGCAAAGATGCACTTCGAGCGATATGGTCCTTGCGTCCATGGACACGTTCATACTCCGAACCAATACACAGGCAGGCACATCGATCAAGGCGAAGGTCATTCAATCGGCTGCATCGGAGACATCGATCAGATGGAATACGCCGACCGCTACACAGCGAAGCTCGGCTGGCGGCAAGGTTTTGCATACGGCATTATCAACACAAAAACAGGAGACACTAAATTATGGCAAGTAACCAAAGAGGGCGGCGAGACTTGGATCAGTCCACAAGGAATCATCTAAGCGCACTAGACAAACTAATCGAGCAGCAGTTCACTAATTCTCAACCAATCCAGCCGGATGAATTTACTACCGCTCAGATTAGCGAGCAACTGGCTAGTAAGGGCAAAAAGCTAGGCGAGAGCGCGTTGAATCGCAAAATGAATCAACTACTGACGGATGGGGTTGTTACGATGCGTAAGGCTTCGGTTAATGGTCGCCAGTCAAAGATTTTCCGATTCGTTTAGGTCGCGAGATAGTTGCATAAAACGCAACCAACCCGTTACAAAACGCAGGTAGATACTCATTAAAACATCCGTTTTGGATGTTTTAGTTCTACCATAAAATAAATTATTTTCATTTATACGAAAATAGTTCTTTTCTTTTTGGTGGGCAATGCCTAGTTTCCTCTCATCGCCAACGCGATTTAACAAACCAACAAGAACACCATGAAACAAAACTACGACATCCAGCCCGGCACAGACAAGTTCCTCCGCCTCCACATCGACGATCTCTCTAAGCTCACGCTAAACGAGATGAATCAGCGCAAGTCAATAAATGTTGACCGCACTCTCACTCCAGTCATCGTCACAGCGACGATCACCGGATTCATTATCGGCATCATAGCCGCTTACTGCCTCGGACTGCTTCCGAACTAATCTCCCCAAATAACAACAAACCAAACCAAGTAAAATACATGAAACTAAGCGAAAAGAAAAACAGCAACTTCACCCCGCACCCCGAAACCGAAGGACCGATCAAGGCCGTGCTGGTGGACGTTACGGAGCTGAAAAAACGCATGACACAATACGGCGAGAAGGATGAGTTCCGGCTCGTCTTCGAGACCGAGGTCATGGACGAAGAGAACGACCGCCGCTTCTGCATCTGGTCACGCGGATACACGCCGAGCCTCAACGAGAAGGCAGCACTCCGCAGGGATCTGAAGAAGCTCATGGGTCGCGATCTGACCAGCAACGAACTCAACGAGTTTGACCTTGAGGCGCTCATCGGTCACGGCGTCAAGCTCATCATCCAGCACGAGACGAAGGACGACAAGACCTACGCCAACATCTCGTTCATGGCACCTGACCGCGACAAGACCACGCTGAAGCCGTCGGGCAAATATACGCGCATCCGCGACCGTGAGATCGATGGCGCCGCTGCTGGCGACTCCGAGGAGAAGTCCGAAGAGCAAGGCTGGGAGTCGGTCGAGATCCACGTCGGCAAATACAAGGGGAAGAAGCTCGGTGAAGTCGACGAGGCAGGCGTCTCGACACTCATCGAGAAATGGCTGCCGAAGGCGGTCGCTGACAAGAAGCCAGAGGACAAGGCGCTCATCGCCGCTCTGACCGAACTCTCAGCGATCCTAATCGGGGACGACTATTGATCTCTCTGGATAAATAGTGCATTGCATGGCACGCCTCATCCTGCTCACGCGGGGTGGGGCATTCTGGGCGAAACTACCAACAAGACACACCATGCCAACCATCGCCGAAATCATCGCCGCCAAGAAAGCCGCAGCAAAACCTACGCAAACCCTATGCAAACCCTATGTAGGAGTTGACGACCCTATGTTGGAAGCAGCCATCAACCGCATCGACCCGCCGGGAAAGCGCCGCGCCGGTCTGGTCGTGAGCAACAAGACGCCACTCCAGCCGGCAGTCATCGCGGAGAAGGCAGCACACAAGGAGAACCGCAGCTTGTCGCGGACGAACGGCGAGGCGATCCCGATGACGCCAGTCAACGCGGATCCAGAGCAGACAACCTGGCACGCAGCCTCGAACGCATTCGAGACAGAGCTGTGCGTGATGCGCGATCCAACGGATTCGGAAGCGGTCTGGCTGGCAATCCGACCCTACCGCGACGGAATGCCTCCGATCCTGCTGCATCGCCTGCCGTGGCTTCTGTGGGACTATCCTCGCCAGCCGACCGACAGCCAACCTTTCTAACCATTAAGCAGGCACTCGCCGAACGCGCTCACAAAGCCAGAGCGAGAGTCTGCCAACCCAATCATTGCCCAACCTGCTTCCACAAGCACTACCGAGCGCTGCTCATCGACTGCTGCGTCTGCACCGGACACATCGACCTCTCACCACCTAGACCATTCTCCAAACAATAACACAAATGACATCCGAACTATCCGAAATAACTCCGCTCATCCTCGCTGGGGATGGGTATCAACTGACCATCTCGCCAGAGGCCGAGGCTCGCAAGGCAGCGCTCATTGAGAAGGCATCCTCGATCACGACCGTCACAAGCAACGACGAGAGCGGTCGCGCTCAGTTCCAGACACGCTCACTCGCTGCCATGCGGATCGAGGTCGAGAAGAGCCGCAAGCTCGTAAAAGAGCCAGTCAACCGCATCGGCAAGATGATCGACGCCGCCGCTGCTGACTTCCTCGAAGAGATTACCGCCGAGGAGAACCGCATCAAGAAGCTCGTCGGCGACCATGCCGAGGAGGTCCTGCGCATCAAGGCAGCGAAGGAGGCGGAAGAGCGCAAGGCGTTCGACGCTGCTCGGGCAGCGAAGGAGGAGGCTGAGAACGGCGGGATCGCCGCAGTCATCGCCGCAAAGAAGGCTCTCGCCGACAAGCTCCAAGCGAGCAACGAGGTCGCCGCGACCAAACTCTCCGACGGCATCCGGTTCGCGTGGGACTTCGAGGTCGTGAGGATTGAGGCATTTTATGCTGCCGAGCCAGATCTTTGCGAAATAACACTCAAACGCGCAGCAATCCTTACAGCTCTCAAAGAGTTGGAATCCAACGGATTTGCTGTAGCTATGCCCGGCATCCGCGCATTCAAAAAACCAATCGTCTCGAGCCGCTAACATACAAAACTATGACACTCACAGACACAGAAGAGACGATCAACATGCCGACTTCGGAAGAGGATCAGAAATACAAAAAAATCGGTGATGATCTGCAATCAGACGCTATCGCACTGCTGGCAACCGTTCGCCACCTTATGACAGGTCGTGAGATCGACGCTTGCGAGGCTGCTGCCGACATCGACAACACCGACGGAGTCAACGCCTATGTAATGGCAAGCCTGCGCACTCAGTTCTACGCTAAAATCTGCAACTACAAGGACAAACTATGAGAGAGTCCACGATTGAGAAGGCAGTCTGCGCGTATGCGAAGACCAAGGGCTGCATCACGCTCAAGCTCGCCGGGATGAATCAGCGCGGTCAGCCAGACCGGCTATTCATTCGCGACGGCAAGCACCTCTTCCTTGAGTTCAAGTCTCAAGGCAAGAAGCCGACCGCGCTCCAGATTAAGTGGCTCATCGACCTCACCAACCAAGGCATGA